TAATTGCTCCTGGTCAAACTCTGGCCAGCTCCTGGCAATTACTCCTGGTCAAACTCTTGCCAGCTCCTGGCAATTGTTCCTGGTCAAACTCTGGCCAGCTCCTGGCAATTACTCCTGGTCAAGCTTGTTTGAAATACGGTTCGTTTGCTGCGCCATCGGTTCGCAGTTTTTCGAGCTCGTGAATCTGTTTGCGCATCGCGACAATTTGTCGTTCAAGCGCTTGGCTGTATTGCCGCCAGACTTGCGCAGTGTTTGCCGTGTCTGCATCTACTGCGCTTTTTCCCCATTGAGTCTCAAAAAAAAGAGCCAACATGATGGCTCTTGGTGCGCTGTCGTTTTGCTTGTACCTCTGTAGTGTTCGTAGGCTGATTTGCAAGTGCTTTGCAATCTGTGTATCTGTCTTGTTAATGTCTGCAAGCATCCAAGACAACGGGGGCATATTGTTAACCATAGCAAAAAGCCAGCATTTTTGCTGGCTTTAATCGCTTTGCTTGTACGCATCCTATTTTACATAATATACAGACTCTTGACCGTATAGCGTCAAGCAGGGGGCTTTCTGGCTCTGCCTCTATAGCTGCAATCGCTGTCCATCTGATCGGGTCTTCGCCTAGCGCGAGCGCAAATTGTCCTGCAAGTGTCGGGCTTAATCTGCCTCTTTTTCTTGCGAGGCTTAGCGCTGCTTCGCTTATGTTCATTTGTCTGCACCACTCGGCAGCTTTTTTTATTTCAAGTGCTTTTTTGAGTAATTCTGTCGTTTTATTCATATCTTCCTTTCCATTTTTTGAAAATTGTACTCTTAACTCCCTGAAAAGTACTTTACAGCCAGTTAAGTCATGATATATTTGCCCCATTGATTAACACTCTGTTAAGTTTTGGGGCTTTATGTATCGCTGTACTGAATGTAATTTTGTCGGAGAAGATGAAGACGTAACTAATCACGTGCACGGTGACGATGGTGATGTAGTTGCTGTTTGTCCAGAATGCGGTGCTTTTTGTGATGAAGAGGAAGATTTATCAGACTTTGCGGCTGATTTCGATCACGCAGCTATTGAAGCCGAAGGTTTGGAGCGTGTCCCATGCCAGTCATGCGGCCAGTGGATTGATTCATCAGAGCTCGAATCTCTTGATGTTATTCAGTGCCCTTACTGCGATTCAGAGTTCTAAATGTTGGACATAGCAAATGCAATCGCATTCATATTTTTTTGCGCTTTTGCTTGCTCTTTTCTTTGCGCTTTTTATGCAGCAAGAACAGATGCAAGAGATTTCGGCGCAGAGGGGCCCCGCTTGCGGGGATGCTGCGCCGCAATCTCTGCTTTTTGTGACGCTGAGCTTTTGCAATCAGCCCCAATGGTAATCACGGGGAGACCTTAAAAAATGACAACCCGAATCCAAAAGCAAGACAAACAAGCCGCTTTAGTCGAAGTCGGTAACAAGATCAAATTTCGTTTGCAAGAGCGTATTGTTGATACTGGCTCACATGTCGGCATTGACTGGCTACGTTTTACAGTCAAGCGCAAGATCAATAGTGCTGATGCCTTCCCGCCTGATGTTCAAGATGCTAAATATGTTTGGGGCTTGATTCGCGAAGACCAGTGTCAAGCAAATAACATCAAACTCTTTCCTTCTGATTTTGAAGCTTTTGCGCAAGCGTACGTTCTCGGCATGGATGTAGTTCGTGCTCTTGGCTCAGAATTTCAGCTTGATTTTGTCCCGCAACGCGGCAAAGATTATTACAAGTTCAGACTTGCAATCATGCGAGAAGAAAGCGAATGCGGCTGGGTTGGTTTCTTGTCATCTACTAACAGCAAATCAAAAGATGCTCAAGACAAAACCATCCATGTCAACTTGTACGGTCATGCATGTACTTTTGCCGAAACTGGCTGGCTTGATGAAGTCAAAAATATCATTGATTTCCACCAGGGCGTAATCACCCGCGTTGATCTTGCATTAGATATTTTCGAGACTGATAAAGGTTTCATGTCTCGCATTGTCTCCGACTATGAAGCAGGGCTCATGAACGTAGCAGGCCAGCACCCCACATATGACATGGCGGGCAAATGGTTCATGAATCCAAATAGCCGTAGCTTTTACGTTGGGTCAAAAGAAGCGGGTAAACAGACAAACATCTACGAAAAAGGTCATCAGCTCTACGGTGCAGATAGTGGCTCTACTTGGTGCCGCATTGAGGCCCGAATTGGCAATAAATTGCGTGTCATACCGTCTGACGTTTTGCTTCGTCCCGCTGAATTTTTTGCAGGTTGTAGTGACTGGCACGCGCAAGTCTTGCGTGAATTTACTCCTTCACTTGAAGTCCAGATTAAGACGATTCCGCTTAAAGAGCGATTGCCGATTGAGACCGTCAAAGCAGAAGCATATCGCAGCGCTAAATGGCTTATCACTACTGCTAAAAATAGCATCGCTCAAGCTTGGGATTGTCTCGGTGCTGATGAATTTTTAGAACTTGTCATAGGCACTGACCGACCCAACAGGCTTAAGCGTTTCAGTGAAAAACAGATAAAGGCAGTCTATCCCTCCGCATTTAGACAAGCGGCAGGCATAGCCTTGCCAGGCGATTCAGGACTATGCCCAGCCTGATATTTTTTAGTGGGCTATTTAACAGGAAACACAAACATGAAATCACAAGTTATCTGCACTGGCATTACTGCCAACAAAGGCGAGTTTAAAGACGACGCAGGCCGTCAGGTCGCATTTGATGGCACTACCTTCCATTTGATCGTAGACATTGCCGAAGGTGGCACAAAACAAGTCATCGGTTCCGTCTCGCGTCCATTCAAATTCGGCGACTCCAAAGAAATTGAGAAATGGCAAACAATCGGCAAGGCATGGCCTGCAGGCGGCTTGCTTTGTGACGTGGAATTCGGCATGGCTGCAAGCGGTGAGGGCACAAAGCTGACCCTTAAAAGCATCCGCCCTGCACCTGCTAAGGCTGCTGCATAACATGGCCCGCTACATCGTGCAAAACACATCAACAGGCCGTTTTTTAGCTGCTGACGATGACCTGCAACCTTTTTGGGTTCTGTCTTTGCGCGATGCTCTTTTATGCGTATTAGACGATTATCAAAACGCTGTTCAAATGGGCGTTGAATATAGCGATATCGGACAGAGTTTTGATATTATTAATCTCGATTGAATATGTCTAACCCATTCACATTCCTTATTTTTGTTGTTCTTATTTGTATTGCGCTAAGTCGTTAATATGATTATTCAGTGTGCACATGATTTAATGCCATGCCCAATTGATTATCAAATGGGCATAGCAGAAATGACGGTTGAAAATATTGCGCTTTTGGGTATTACGCCAGAATCAATATTTGCAGCTTATGTTTTTGGTTTTGGTCTTGTATTAACTCCTGTTTTATTGGGATATGCAGCAAGTGCAGCGATAAAGATTATTAATAAAGCGTGAGAGTTCAGCAAAAAGCTATTGCTTTTTGATGCGCTTTTGCATCTTTTTTGAAAGTTACTTATGAAAAACGTTTTTAGTTCTGTTCGCGGCCGCGCTGCTGCTCTTGTTGCTGTTGCATCTGCAATTGCTTACGCACCTGCCCAAGCCGCAGGCATTGATGCTCTCTTTGAAGAAGTTGATTTGAGTGGCGTCGCGCTCAAAATTGCCGCTTTATCTGTTGTGATTGTCGGCATTGCAATGACCCTGAAAGGTCCCGACATCGTTAAACGCATTATCAAAAAAGCCTAAGCACTCGTCATGCTGTTAACTGCACTAATTGTACTGACTCACACTTTGATTGCACTAGTCGGTGCAATTAGTGCATTTTTGTTTTTCCAACAAATTAATTCAGCATGAAAAAATACTTATTTTTATTTATATTATTTATTCTTCCATTTTCTGCAAAAGCTGATTCTGTTTTTGTACCTGTTGTTTGCTGGACAACTAATTATCAGAACGCCTACCAGTGCTATCAATAAGTATCGGTTTATTGTTTGTGCCTGCTGATGACTGAGGAGCATCACAAGCGATGGCTTTACGCACATTATTGCGAGTAAGCCAGCCTGCGCAATGGCCCTGTGCTTCAAACGAATAGCCCGATTTTTCGAGATCGTCACTTGTTATGTCAAAAATCTTGCGGTTATCTTTTGAGACGACAAATGCGACAAGCTGACGATCTGCCATGTTCAACATGCCTTGAATATGCAAGTTGTAATCGTCATACACGCCGCCCTGCCTTGGTTCTTCTTTTTTCTCAGGCTCAGGCGCGGGAGCGGGTTTATCAAATTCGATTTTGGGCAGCTCCTCGGCTTGGTGCTGCTGTATGCGTGCAACCATGGATTGAGGCTGAGGCTGAGACTGAGGCTGTGCTTTTTTGGCACCAAAGGCATTGCGGTCAGTATTGGGCCAGAAGGCATAAATGCAAAAAATCACAGCTATTGCTATAACGAACCATTTCAGCCTGTTGAACGTTTTAAGCATACTTTTTGAGTCTGTGGCCCCTGCTTCCGTGACGCTTTGGCCTTGCGTATGACTGCGGTAAAAACCGAAATACTCTTTTTTATATTCGCGTGTTTCGTTGCTAATCATTGCGCCGCGATAGCCGCTGTGCACTTTGCGGATGTAGCCAGATTGGCCGATGATGTCAGCTTTTCGGACTTTGACAAGGATGGCCATTAAGCTTGTTATTGATGATTCAACATCGCGAAATGTTTGAGTCATCAAAAGCACGTCAGCGCCGAAATGGCGGCTTAGCTTGTACCACTGTATGACCTGTTTAGGCGTAACACCGTCTTTGCGGTTGGGAAATGAGACGTGGCATTCGTCAATCACAAATAAAGGGCCCTGACCTTTTGAATTACGCCATGTACTGTAAAAATCCCAAACATGGCCAAATGTTGGGACTTCATCGGAGGGCTGGACTTTGCGGCCATCTTCAAAAAGCTGGAATGCTTCACGCTCGGCAATATCTGTTGCATCCCATTTTCCCAAAATCGGAAGCGGTTTTGTTCTGACTTCGATCAAGTCCCTGTAATCGGGATTGAGCAAAGCTATATAGTCAAGCTCAAGCGGTAAATTAGTGATAACTTTGCGCCCGTCTTTGAGCGCTGGCAAGATGTGATAAACAAGAGCTTCGTAGCTTTTGCCGCTTCCCGGTATACCCTCAATTCCGTTGATCATGTTTTTAATACCCTGTTTATCAGGCGGATGGTAATTTAGTGTGCCTGCTTATGTTGTGGCGCCGAAATCGTGCAGCTTATATCGCTTAAGTTGCGTTGGACATGGTGGGCTAGTCGCCCCCCATCGTTCGCTCCGCTCACTCCCCCGACGGGCTTAGCTGCCGAGGCGGACGAATGGTATTAATTGCATAAGCAATCTGATGCCAAGAGCAGTAACAATGATCGTCATACACTCGCCAATGCGCATAAGTCCCATGACGTTAAGGATTTCGGCGGGTAGGTGCGACCAGCTTTGTGTGTACTGGTCCAAGGCCGAAAAATCAAACTGGTTTGCAGCAGAAAGGGCCAAATCAGATACTTGCTCAAGTGCCCAAAAAAACAAGTCTTTAGACATGACCAGGAGCGATCTAACAAGCTCAATTACTATGTTGAGTAACCAAGTGCCGAGCGCCGTTATTGAGTCAATAAGTTTTTGCATGTCAGCCCCCAAAAATAATAGAGCGGGCAGCTACCAAAGCAAAACAAATGCAGAGATAGCCCAAGAACTCCCAGATATAACACGGCACATCAATGTCAAAAGTGCCGTAATTAAAGCGCCCGCCTATACTCAAATCGAGCTGAAACCTTGGGCACTGGCCTGCTGTGATACCTGTAGGCATGATGCGATCAATAAAGCCGATAAGCGGGCCATTTGAAAGACTCTCTTTTGACTTTTCCCAGATACCAGCTGCACCGTCAGGATACTTGCTATCGTAAAAACTCGGCATATCGCCCCAGCTTGATGATGCGCCGCCCTCGCCCTCTGAATCTCCATTGACGACTTCAACACGACAAGGCAATTGGCCCGGTCCGCCACAAAGCTGATTTTTTTCATCATTAGCGACTTGAGAGCCACCGCCAGAGCCTCCCGGAGATGTGACATTGCCCGTACCTTTTTCAACGCAAAGACCCTTGCCGTTTACGGTTCCATAATCATGATTTGGCGGGCATTGCTGATTTTTAATATCTGAGTTTGGGGCGCATATGCGTTTGCCGTTTACGTTGCCTTCTGTCGTGCCAGCAGGGCAAGATTTTTCAGCGTCTTGAGCGGGTACATCGGTGCTTGAGCCGTCATCGGCAATGCACTTTTCTTCGCCATTTATTACGCCAAAGTTTTGGCCTTTGCCGCAAATTGCGTTATTAGTGTCTTCAGGTTTTGCGCAGTAATTCGTGCCGTTGGCCGTTGCAGGCACTGTACCAGATTCACATTTTGGGGCGTTTTCGTCAATGTCTGGTATTGGCTCGCCTTCACTGCCATCACATTTACCGCCTGAATATGTTCCGCCGATACCTGTTACCCATCCTTTTTTAGAATCCACATAAGAGACACTAATGCCTTGCGTGACTGTGCAGCCGTTATCGCAAAGAGAAGAAGGTACAGAGTATCTACCAGATAACTCTACTGATTCGTAATTTGTGCTTGCTTTTTGATTGCAGGTTTTTTCTTGCTCATCATCCCAATAACCGCACACTTTATTATGCAAAACATAGGGTGCAGGACAATGACTATTAATACGCGCATTAATGTGTGTAATTGTTTGGTTTAGATAATTAGATACACGCCAAGATGTTTCAGTTACAGATGTTAACTGGGTAGTCGGCCAGCGCTCGCTATGTACAGCATGGACAGCTACATAAGCACTTTGATAACAAGATGATGAAGCAGAATAATTAGTTGTCCAGCAAACAACAGGTACAAAAACAGAATCAGCTTTTGCAGAAAATGGAAGAATAAATAATATAAATAAAAATAAGTATTTTTTCATGCTGAATTAATTTGTTGGAAAAACAAAAATGCACTAATTGCACCGACTAGTGCAATCAAAGTGTGAGTCAGTACAATTAGTGCAGTTAACAGCATGACGAGTGCTTAGGCTTTTTTGATAATGCGTTTAACGATGTCGGGACCTTTCAGGGTCATTGCAATGCCGACAATCACAACAGATAAAGCGGCAATTTTGAGCGCGACGCCACTCAAATCAACTTCTTCAAAGAGAGCATCAATGCCTGCGGCTTGGGCAGGTGCGTAAGCAATTGCAGATGCAACAGCAACAAGAGCAGCAGCGCGGCCGCGAACAGAACTAAAAACGTTTTTCATAAGTAACTTTCAAAAAAGATGCAAAAGCGCATCAAAAAGCAATAGCTTTTTGCTGAACTCTCACGCTTTATTAATAATCTTTATCGCTGCACTTGCTGCATATCCCAATAAAACAGGAGTTAATACAAGACCAAAACCAAAAACATAAGCTGCAAATATTGATTCTGGCGTAATACCCAAAAGCGCAATATTTTCAACCGTCATTTCTGCTATGCCCATTTGATAATCAATTGGGCATGGCATTAAATCATGTGCACACTGAATAATCATATTAACGACTTAGCGCAATACAAATAAGAACAACAAAAATAAGGAATGTGAATGGGTTAGACATATTCAATCGAGATTAATAATATCAAAACTCTGTCCGATATCGCTATATTCAACGCCCATTTGAACAGCGTTTTGATAATCGTCTAATACGCATAAAAGAGCATCGCGCAAAGACAGAACCCAAAAAGGTTGCAGGTCATCGTCAGCAGCTAAAAAACGGCCTGTTGATGTGTTTTGCACGATGTAGCGGGCCATGTTATGCAGCAGCCTTAGCAGGTGCAGGGCGGATGCTTTTAAGGGTCAGCTTTGTGCCCTCACCGCTTGCAGCCATGCCGAATTCCACGTCACAAAGCAAGCCGCCTGCAGGCCATGCCTTGCCGATTGTTTGCCATTTCTCAATTTCTTTGGAGTCGCCGAATTTGAATGGACGCGAGACGGAACCGATGACTTGTTTTGTGCCACCTTCGGCAATGTCTACGATCAAATGGAAGGTAGTGCCATCAAATGCGACCTGACGGCCTGCGTCGTCTTTAAACTCGCCTTTGTTGGCAGTAATGCCAGTGCAGATAACTTGTGATTTCATGTTTGTGTTTCCTGTTAAATAGCCCACTAAAAAATATCAGGCTGGGCATAGTCCTGAATCGCCTGGCAAGGCTATGCCTGCCGCTTGTCTAAATGCGGAGGGATAGACTGCCTTTATCTGTTTTTCACTGAAACGCTTAAGCCTGTTGGGTCGGTCAGTGCCTATGACAAGTTCTAAAAATTCATCAGCACCGAGACAATCCCAAGCTTGAGCGATGCTATTTTTAGCAGTAGTGATAAGCCATTTAGCGCTGCGATATGCTTCTGCTTTGACGGTCTCAATCGGCAATCGCTCTTTAAGCGGAATCGTCTTAATCTGGACTTCAAGTGAAGGAGTAAATTCACGCAAGACTTGCGCGTGCCAGTCACTACAACCTGCAAAAAATTCAGCGGGACGAAGCAAAACGTCAGACGGTATGACACGCAATTTATTGCCAATTCGGGCCTCAATGCGGCACCAAGTAGAGCCACTATCTGCACCGTAGAGCTGATGACCTTTTTCGTAGATGTTTGTCTGTTTACCCGCTTCTTTTGACCCAACGTAAAAGCTACGGCTATTTGGATTCATGAACCATTTGCCCGCCATGTCATATGTGGGGTGCTGGCCTGCTACGTTCATGAGCCCTGCTTCATAGTCGGAGACAATGCGAGACATGAAACCTTTATCAGTCTCGAAAATATCTAATGCAAGATCAACGCGGGTGATTACGCCCTGGTGGAAATCAATGATATTTTTGACTTCATCAAGCCAGCCAGTTTCGGCAAAAGTACATGCATGACCGTACAAGTTGACATGGATGGTTTTGTCTTGAGCATCTTTTGATTTGCTGTTAGTAGATGACAAGAAACCAACCCAGCCGCATTCGCTTTCTTCTCGCATGATTGCAAGTCTGAACTTGTAATAATCTTTGCCGCGTTGCGGGACAAAATCAAGCTGAAATTCTGAGCCAAGAGCACGAACTACATCCATGCCGAGAACGTACGCTTGCGCAAAAGCTTCAAAATCAGAAGGAAAGAGTTTGATGTTATTTGCTTGACACTGGTCTTCGCGAATCAAGCCCCAAACATATTTAGCATCTTGAACATCAGGCGGGAAGGCATCAGCACTATTGATCTTGCGCTTGACTGTAAAACGTAGCCAGTCAATGCCGACATGTGAGCCAGTATCAACAATACGCTCTTGCAAACGAAATTTGATCTTGTTACCGACTTCGACTAAAGCGGCTTGTTTGTCTTGCTTTTGGATTCGGGTTGTCATTTTTTAAGGTCTCCCCGTGATTACCATTGGGGCTGATTGCAAAAGCTCAGCGTCACAAAAAGCAGAGATTGCGGCGCAGCATCCCCGCAAGCGGGGCCCCTCTGCGCCGAAATCTCTTGCATCTGTTCTTGCTGCATAAAAAGCGCAAAGAAAAGAGCAAGCAAAAGCGCAAAAAAATATGAATGCGATTGCATTTGCTATGTCCAACATTTAGAACTCTGAATCGCAGTAAGGGCACTGAATAACATCAAGAGATTCGAGCTCTGATGAATCAATCCACTGGCCGCATGACTGGCATGGGACACGCTCCAAACCTTCGGCTTCAATAGCTGCGTGATCGAAATCAGCCGCAAAGTCTGATAAATCTTCCTCTTCATCACAAAAAGCACCGCATTCTGGACAAACAGCAACTACATCACCATCGTCACCGTGCACGTGATTAGTTACGTCTTCATCTTCTCCGACAAAATTACATTCAGTACAGCGATACATAAAGCCCCAAAACTTAACAGAGTGTTAATCAATGGGGCAAATATATCATGACTTAACTGGCTGTAAAGTACTTTTCAGGGAGTTAAGAGTACAATTTTCAAAAAATGGAAAGGAAGATATGAATAAAACGACAGAATTACTCAAAAAAGCACTTGAAATAAAAAAAGCTGCCGAGTGGTGCAGACAAATGAACATAAGCGAAGCAGCGCTAAGCCTCGCAAGAAAAAGAGGCAGATTAAGCCC